GGCTTTTTCTTCTTGAAGAACCCAAAGAAGCCACCCACTTCTTCAGCAATAGCCGTGACCTCTTTAACAGTCTTTTGGGCTGCGGCAACAGTTCCCTTGACCTCTTTATAGAGTTCACAGCCTTTGCGAATAGCTGCGACACAGCCATTTGCCATTGCCAGAAGGGTGAGAGGATCAATCTTGCGCCCCTACTTTGCTTGCTCAATGTATGCGTCCCAATTTATCCCTTCTGGAGATGCGCCTCCAGTTGGCGGTTGGGTTGGAGCAGCATTGCTTGGCGGGAGTTTTATCTTCCTTTCAATTTCACTGATGTATTCACTATCAATAACACCAGATTTGTTCAGTTGATCTGCAATCTTTGCTGACATTGCTCCAAAATACTTAGGATTATTTTGACCCTTGGCAATCATTGCAAGTGCATCAGCACCTTCTTTGCTTGTCAATGCCCTAGAAATAAACTTTGGCGTTACCCAAAGAACTCCAGCAGTTGATACGGCACTTTGAAAATCAATTTTATTTGTAACAGTATCTGGCAAGACCAGATAAGCAAGACCACCTAATCCAGCCGCTTGTGCTGCACCAATTGCCGCTGTTGCACCTTGTGTTCTAAGGGCAGTTGTTCCAGCAAATGTTTCAGTGCCAAACTGAGCCGCATTAGTAATGTCTTTTATTAAATTGGCTTTTTTGGAGTCTCTAAACAAGAAAGTTACTGTTCTTCTAAATTCAGGGTCTTGCATTTTTTTGCCAAAGTTTGCAATGTTTTCTGGCGTACTAAACGCATTACTTAAAAAACCATATTGCAACTCATCGTACAAACCCTTTGCCTGATCTTTTGGAAGATACTTTTGTGCTTCAGCAATTGCCTGAAAAGTGTCCCTTGTTCTTGCTGGTTCAGAAACATTAAAAAGATATTCTCCAACAGCAGATGGCCCATCTTTCAATGCTTGTGAAATTGTCCCATTGTAAAAACCTTTCATTGCACTTGCATATGAATCTTGAGCGTTCCAATAGTCACGCAATAAAGCATTATTCCCAGTAGTCGCTTTTGTTCGACCAATTGCATCTTTCATTTTTTCAAGTTCTTGAAAGTTTGCAAGATATTGACCAGTTCTAAGTCCTGCTGGTTGATCTATTCCGCCCAAAAGACCTAATTTTCTTGCCAAAGCCTTTTCTTCTTCATTGCCAAATGTGAGTACGGCAACTTCATTCATGCTATTTCGTAAACCTTGAGCATATTTGTTATATGCAGCCTCAAGTGAAGTTGCTCCAACTCCTTCTTTTTTGGACTCTCTTGCTCCAGCAAGCAAGTTGCTTCTTAAGTCATGTGCAGAACTAAATGAAATTTCATCATCTTGTTTTAATATGTCTTCAAGCGCCCTTCTTTCCTCAGTAGCAGCGCCAGCAAATTTAATTCTTGCAAGACGATCAAGTTCTTTTTGTGCGTCTGCTTTTAAACCGCGAATATTAATAATAAGACCATCGCCTTGATCTTCCATTTGTTGATAAATAGGTCTATATTTATCTTTCATGGCTGTTTGAGCAGCAATAATGGCGTTTTGAAATCTATCTCCAATTGCCATTTTGGTTGGATCGCCTTGTATTAGTGCCGCTTTAAATGCGTCAGATACTTCAAGCGTATCAATAACTTCTCTTGATCCTTTTTGCAGTGCTTCAGCAACCTTCTTTTGTTGTTCAGCAAATGATGCCGCACCACTGGTATATTTCATTGCTCCTTCAATTGCTTGATCTGAAACATTACCAGTAAGTTGACCTCTTGTAAGAGTTGCTCCACGACTAGAAAACCACTCTTGAGCAGCTTTTCTTGCGGCAGATTCTTCATTGTCAAAAGCACCTTTTGAAAAACCAATTTCTTTTAATGAATCTTTGCCAACTTTAAACAGTTTTCCACCTAATGAAAACGCCAAATTTCCACCAACATCAAAAACTGCATTCTCAATGTTTGATTGAAGAAGCCTTTTACCAAATTCGCTAGACAATGGGTTTGTGCCCATTACACCAGCTTCAACCAAGTTACCAACACTTGTTCCAACAGCAGAGCCAGCCAAAGATGGCACAAATGGTCTTGTAACTGCTGGCCCAGCTTCACCTAGGCGCAACATTGCCGCACCAAATCTTGATTGAGGGGAAACAAATGGGACAACTCCAGCAGCCATGCCAAGTAATCCTGGAATAGAAGTCTCGCCTTCTTTTGGACGAATATCAGGAATAGGCGCAATAGCCGCCTCTAAGGACTGACGAGTTTTTTGAAGATTGGCTTCATCTTGTGCAGATGTAGAAGGGCCGATTACTCGACCTCCAGAAGCCTCTAAGTTTTTAAGGTATTGATCCCAGTCCATTATAAGCCAAGCCTTTTCTTAAGTTCTTTTGCTTCCAGTGCTTCTTCTTTACTTGCCTGACCTTTTATGGCCTTTTGCTCAATGGTTCTGTATGTATCAATATCATTGCGAATCTTTCCAAAAACAATGTTGGAGTTAGTTTTATATCTTTCCGCTTCTGGAAGTGCTGCCAATTGCTCATAAGTTGCTGTTTCTGCTTTTGCCTCATCTAAACCACGGGAAATCAGTCTCATAATAGTTGGCAACTGTTGAGACACATTTGGTTGGCTAAGAATAAGTTGTTCCAACTCTTTGAGCGCCTGACTTCCAGGGAAATTCCTTGCAATCTTTTGAACAAACGAACTTTTCAGTGCTTCCAAGTATTCTGTATTTGATGCTTTTTCTGAAATTGGAACATTGAGGGCACCCAAAACTCTTGATAAATTTGTAAGAGTAGCTGCACCTGCACCAGTAAAGGCATCAGGAGCAAGTTTTCTAAAGTCTAAAAGGTCTTTTGTAAGACCAATTTGAGCCTTATATTGTTCTCCAGCTTTGCTCCAAAGAACACCTTGATCTTTTGCTTCCTGACTTGATTGAATTTGTGCAAGAAGTCCAGGCAAGTTAGTATCAACAGTTGTTTTTGGTGCGCCAGCAATTTTTGATTTCAACTGACGATCAAATTCCAACTTGTTTACTTGTGCAACTTGTTCTGGCGTGTAATCATTGAATGTCTTTTTGGCAGGAAGTCCCAGTTCTCTAGCTGTTTTTAACCAATCTTCACTTGGTTTGGTTGTCATATCAACAAGTTCTAATGTTCCTGTGCCAGCAGACCATTTAGCAACACTCTCAGGAGTAAATCTACCCGTCTTCAATAAATCAAGTCCTTGAGCAGTCTTTGAAGAAAGATACTGTTTTACAAGGTCTGGATTAGATGCAATAGTAGATGCTTCATCTTCTCCCAATTGAAATTTGGTCATCAATTGATTAATGGTTGCAATTCTGTCCATTGCTTTTACATTCAAGCCGCCAGTTTCTGCACGTACTTTTGCTGTAGTAGCCTGTTCAGCTTGTTGCTTAATCAAAGCGCCTTGAATTGCTCTATAACGATCTGCCGCAGCAGACGCACCCTGAACATCACCAGCGGCTTGCAAGGCATTTGAATATTCCAGCAATCCTTGTGGAGTGCTTATATCAAACTGTCGTGCCAAGGCATTGCGTTGGCTAATCAGACGCATCTGTGGGTCTTCTACACCCATTGCAGAAGCAAATGCACCACCCAATTGCTGACCAGCCCTAGCAGCACCATAGGATGCTTGCTCAAGGGGAGCCATTCTTGCCAATTGCATAGCCCGTTGACGAGCCATCTGATCTCGCTGTTCTTGGTACAACTCAGGAGTCACACCAAACAAACTTCCAACAATTTCTGACATGACTATTCCTTAGAAAGGTGTATTTACATCGTTGGCACGACTTGCCGTACCATAATTTGTTCCAGAAGAACCACCACTTATAAAGTCTTGAAGTGCAGTTTTAAATGATGGATCATCTGCAAGGCTTGTAAACAAAGAAGCGTATGGGTTTCTAGATGCAGTTGGCAACAAAGTGTTTGCCGCATTGCTTGCCGCAGTAGTCCTTCTGCCACCCAATTCAGCACCTACATCCAATGCTTTCGCACCCATTGATTCAACAGTGCCAGCAGTACTCAAAAGGCTCTTAAATGGGTCATAGGCTCCAGTTTGACCAGCAGTGTACTTGCCAAGGAACTCACCACCAGCACCAAGCAACCCTTTGCCAAACAGAACACTCTGTTGACCAGCTTGTTGTGCCCCTGCCGCCAAAGCAGCATCTTGTTGGGCCAATGCGTTGTAGTACGCTTCCATCTCAGGAGTGGTTGCTCCAAGACCTCTGGCACCACTAGGACGGGCACTGGTTGCACCAACAGACAAACCACCACGCCCTTGCTGGAACAAAGTGTTTTGCAACTGAGACATTTGACGCTCACGGCTAGGAGCCAACAAATCTTGTTGCTTTGCCATGTAGTCAGAGGCAACTTGCTCTGGTGTTTTAGCCAGATAAGATGTGCCCAAGTCAAACAGGCTTGTAGATGCCTTCTTCAGTGGGTCATACAGGTCTGCAACCTTCTTAGCCTCATCAAGACTTAAAGTTGCACCCGCCATCAACTTATCTTGAATTGCTTTCAGTTCTGGGGTTAGCGTGTAACCAGCAGTGGCAAGATTACCTTTGTCATCGTATGTGTAGTCTGTGGTTCCAAACCTAGTAGTTACACCAACAGGCTTGAACTTCTGTGCTTCAGCGGCAACTCTAGCTGCTTCTCTAGCAGTGTCAGTAGCCAGCTTAGTGCCAAACAAGCCAACACCACCAGCAATTACACTGGTTGCTGATTTAGCAAGATTAGGATTATCTTTAAAGAATTTAACAACATCTTTAATGCTTAATCCAGTTCCTTTTGCGTAATCATCAATTGCTTGCTTTAGACCAAAAGACATTGCCGCGCCTTCTGGGTCTAAATTCAACTCTCTGTAAAGCCCAGCATACATTGCCGCGCCTTCTGGGTCTGTCAAGTATTCACTTAGACCCGCAGACATCCCAGCGCCTTCAAAATCAATTACTTCATCAATTACTTCATCACCCATGGTTTTTACTCCAGTATTTACAGTAGTTTGTGTGGTGTCTATCTTGGTTGCTTCTGTTCCAGCACTGCTTATCAAATTTTGATTTAGATTAGTGACTGCTTCTGTTGTGGTTGCGTCTGTTCCAGTAATATTTGCAACATCTGTAGCAGCATTTATTACTCCTGAATCTATGATTGCTGGTGCAGTTGTTGTTGTGCTAAACCCAGAACTATCATCAATAATGTCTCTTGTGTCAAATGATGATGCAGTTGTGTCTACTTCAAAAGGAGCTAACTGATTCTGCAAGTCTTGTTGTCCAGCAAGAACCTGTTGTTCAGTTGGAACAGTTGCAACAGAACCTGGAATAAGAGAATCCAACTTTATGTTGCTAACACCTTGAGCCAATGACTGTTCAGCAGTTTTACCAGTAAGTAATCCAGCAGTAGTTCCTGCGGCTACTTGACCAGCGACAGCAGAATCCGTTGCTCCAGCAACAGTCCGTCCAGCAAGACCAGCACCAGCACCAACAACTCCACCCTTTAGTGCATCTTCTGGATTCTTTCCAGTAAGCAGTCCAGCAGTAGTCCCCTGAGCAACTTGACCAGCAAGAGTAGAGCCAGTTGCACCAGCAACGCTAGAACCAACACCTAACTGACCAACAAGTGCTTGTGCGCCATAACTCAGTGCGGCTTCTGGTCTACCAGTTGCGGCAAGTCCACCAGCAGTTCCAAGGGCCAGCGCACTACCAACTCCAGGCAGTCCATAAGCTGTGCCAGCAATATCTAATACTGCTGGCAAAATTGGCCCAGCTTTTAAGATTTCTCTACCAAGATCAGCAAAAAGTCCACCACCGCCACCAGAACGAGTGACAGTTACAGTTGTATTTGTACTAGCTCCACCTTTATCCAATAAGGTGTAATTTGCTCCAGGCGCAGGTTCCTGGACATAGTATGGAACACCATCTTTTAGTGTGTATCCTTGAATTGTTCCGTATGTATTAGATGGTTGATAAGTTTTGAATGAAAAATCATCGTAATTTATCTTATTAAAATCATCTGCCTTCCAAACAAACCCTTTTGTTGGTTCTTTGTAGATTGATTTTGCCGCACCCGTTAAAGAAGAATCGCTTGGTAAAGTAAAGGCAGATGCTGTACTCAATGCCCCAGGAGTTAAAAATCCAGGGCTATAGAATTGTTGTCCATCTTGTACAAATCCTTTTTGTACAAATTCTTGAGGAACAAATACATACTTCTCACCATTGTCTGCGGTGATGTCGTAGTAAGCCCTACCAGAATAAAATGGTTTGATGTCCATTAGACAGTGCCATTAGCCACAATGTTGCCCAATACAGTCAAGTTCCCAGAACTGTCAATCTTCATTACATCAGTCCCTGAGTGACGAATAAGCAGATTAGACCCACTCTCAACAAAACTGAAGTTTGTGAAGGTTCCATCTGCCTTAGTTGCAATGGCAGTTTGAATGTTGGTGAACTCAGTATCAATCTCAGTTCCCTTGACAACCTTGCTTGCATTCCCTGGCGACAAAGCATCTTTAGCCGCAAAGTTGGTGGTTTTGGTGTAATTTGCCATGTTTCTTCCTTAAACCAGTTTGCCATTCTTGGCTTGTATCTCAATCTTTTGAATGCTCACAGGATACCCATTGATTTGCACTTCATAACCTGTCTGCACAGTCTTGCCAGAGCCTGATGTTTGACCAATCAAAGTCTGCAAAGAAATGCCATCTGAGTAATAGGCAACAGGAGAGCCATTTGCTCCATATTCAGCAGTTCCATACTCAGACACAGTTGACTGAGGGATTTGCAATGTGGTTGAGTAATACTGACCAGAGAAGTCATATCCCCACTTGATGATGAAGCCTTGGCTTGAGCCACCAATAACCACCACAGAAATACGCTTCAGAATAGATGTGACATTGGGCTGTCCCAAGTCAGCATAAGTCGTGAAATACTGCAATCGGTATGTGCTTGCATGGTCAAGATAAGTTCCATACTTGCCCACATAACCATTCTTGCCAATCAACAAGTCTCCATTGCGTTTAGCAAGGAAAGCAGTTGGCGTGATGGAATCCCACACAGTTACCCGCGCAGAACCATCTTGCAAAGCCGCTTTGGTGTCAAAGCAGTAGGTTTGGGTGGCAAGAGGAAAGTTAATCAGGTAGAAAGCATTTGACTCTGAATAAACCGCCTTGATGTTTGCCAATGTCTCAGCATTCACAATCGTCATCAAGTCATCACGGACATTCTTAGACAAGTCCCGCAAAGGAGCAGATTTCTCTTGAATGGTTCTGAGCAATGACCGAATACCACTGTTTGACAAGAAAACCACATCACTGCCTGTGTTGGCAATAGAGTCTCTTGCAATGCAACCAATGTTGCTAATAGTGTCACTCAGAGACAGGCTTGATGGCGTAGTTGCATTTGCATAAATCAGGACTTGACGCTTACCAAAGATAAACAAGAATCCATTGTGAGCTGCCAACCCTGTAATCTCATCAGACCCATTGGGCCATACCCGTGAAATATCCAAAGAACCAGCAGTTCCTGTTGACCATACATGACCAGCCAACAAGTCAGAGAAATAGACAGTTACAGTGTCAGCAGTGCTACTAGCAGTCCATAAACGACCATAGGCAGAGATAACAATATTGGTCTGGGGGGCAGTGGCAACATAACCAGTTTTCTCACTCACACGCCTGTATGTGGTAAGACTTACAGCAGGATCATAAATGAGTGGGTCATAACCCGTCTGAAAGAAATATGTGATTCCATTCAAAGAAGCACAATGCCAGTTGCTTGCAGTAATGGTGGGGCCAGTACCTCCCCCCCCATAGGTCAACTCAGTAACAGTGGCTCCACTCAGTTTAAACAGCTTGTTGTTTCCAGCAAACAGAACAGTCAAAGTGCCATCAGTCTGCACCAACTCATGGATGACTGTTACATTGTTTGCGCCAAGGTTGCCAGAGGATGTGTTAACCCTTGAAAAGCCTTTACGAGAGCCAATGCGCCCGTACTGGTCAATTACGCAGTTTGTGGCAATCGCAGCGTATCCAGCCGCTAAATCAAGCGGAGAGTCCTGTGTGTTCAACCCATAAAAGCCTGGGGCTGAGACAGAGAATGTCTGGATTTGTTGGCTCATGTTGATACAAATTGCTGATTTTCTGGATACCGATTTGCCTCTAAAGCAATGTAATCGGAGAGCATGGATCGGAATAGTGTGTATGCCTCTGATGAAGACAACCCACCATCTTCTCCACGCTCAACCAATGCCCTGGCATACGCACCTTGAGCAACAACTACATCAGGCACAAGCACAACAGTGCTGTCAGCCGCCAAAGTTGCTTGGGGTATCGTCAGACTGAATTTCAGTGTGTACACGCCATCAGGAATTGGAAACAAACTGACTTTTGTATCGTAAGACCCATCTATTCCATCAAAAGAAAATTCTGTTGGAATTGAGTTGACCAGAGGCAAGAAGTTCTGTTTGCGGTTCATGTCCACAAATGTGATGTTAGTCAAACCAACATTACTGGTTACGTTGATGGCATCCATCACCTGGAACTTCTGACCAGCACCAGTAAGTGAATATGATGGGGTTGAAGCCACAGTAGTCACAGTGATGGTCTGTCCCAAAGAATTCCAGCTAAAAGCATCTTCTACTTGACGCTTTGCATCGTTTACAAACTTTGCAACCAAAGTGGAATAGATGGTTTCGTTGTAAGTGGTTACAACGGGTTCACGCAAGCGAATCAACACATCGTTGACAAGTTCTAGTAGTGTCATGCTCTTGCCAACCCTTCTTGTTCAAATGTGGCTATAAAACTGAAGGAGCTTCCCGACTGAGTAGTTATTTTTATTTGGTCATCTTCTTCTAAAACAATGTAGGCATTGCCATCAAACTGCAAATATTCTTTAGTGCTGAAATCAAGAGCAGTCAATATATCAAGCGTAGTATTAGCACTTGCGTCATACCATTGAACAGTTATATGCTTGGTAGAGCCGCCTGTATTGTGTATATACATTACAGTGAATTTGGCGTAATAGCCCTTTGGACAGGTATAGACTGTTGTGTCTACTGCCGCTGCGGGACTAACACCAACTGATAATGCTCTCATTTCGCCTTTGCCTTGTTCCTTGCGGATATAGCTTTAGCTTTTGCCTTTGCGTCAGCCTTGGAGTTTGCACCCCATGCCTTTAGCGAAAGAAGCAGTCTCGTTGGTTCACCATTCTTGAACTCAGGGCCATCATTTCCACCCATTCGAGCCAAGAAACTTGCTCTGCGAGGGTTGTCCCCCGACTTTACTGGTGCTTTGAGATTACCACCAGTTTCCTGATTATAAGATGATCTGCCCTTGGCATTCAAGCCGCCTTTTGGATTTTGACCAGCTTTTGTTTGCCATGCAGGAGATTTCATCTACTTCACCTTTTTAACCTTCTTTGCAGTCTTTGCAGCTTGTTTAAAGTCAGCAGCAGTAGGCGCACCCTTGGCCCCTACCTTCCGCATCTTCTCACCAGAACCAGCCTTGATACGGGCTTGTTTGGCATTGATGTTGGCATAAAGTCCAGGCTTCATGGCATTTCCTTAGTAAAGAATCTTAGCCGTGATGGTTCCAGAGGTGTATGCGGTGCAGTTAGCCCTCAAATACTTAGGAGCATTGGCTATGGTTACGATGCCATCAGCGGTCAAAGCAGTGCCAATTGTGGCAAAGGTTGCCCCATCCAAGCTACCTTGGAAAGCAACAGTTGCGCTGGTAATACCAGAAACTTGCAGAAATGCAGGTTGACCAGCATCAGCTTGCACGGCTTTTGATGCACCAGTTGCAACAACGGCACTCAATAGAGTGACAGGGGTAGTTAAAGATGACATTATTTTGCCTTTTTAGCTTTGCTCATCATGTTGGTAGCAGTACGACCACCACGCATAGGCAAGCCTTTTGGTTTACCAACAGCAACCATAATGGTCACAGGCATACCCTTTTTCTTGCCATATTCTTTTGCTTCTTTTTCGCCTTTTTCAGAGTAGGCAAACTTCTTTTTTCCAACCATAGGCATAGCGTTCTCCTTTATTTCCAGACACGATCAGCAACAAAGGTAATCACACCGCCCATGAATGAAGCGATAGTCATACCCATCCAAAACCCACCTTTGCCTTTGTTGGCAAGTTCCAACAAAGCCTTCACATCTTTGCTCAAAGAGTGAACTTCTGTCTGGAGAGCCTCAACTTGAGCCTCCAGTCTTCCAAAATCTCTAGCGTCTATATCAGACATTTGCAACTTTCCTTGGGCGACCCATGCGCCGTACAACTGGCGGCATGAAGGGAGTATCTGTCCTCACTTCATCAGGAATGTCAGACACTTCTTGTTCATCAATACGAACATAACCCTGATGACCCTTCATTGAGTCAATGTCATGTTGCAAGGTAAAACTTACTGTGTTACCAGACTGAAGACAACGAAAAGTAGCCATTGAAACCCTTAAATAAGAAAGGGGGGACTAGCCCCCCCATCCTCATACCATACGAACAATAATTATGTCCATAGTGGCTGATGCCAAGTCCGCAGTTGAACCTGATTCGTTTTGGATGCGAAACTTGACGGTGTTGGCAGCACTGACATAGCCAGTGACAGTCAAACCAACCAAATCCACAGCCAAAGATGCACAAAGAACCATGTCACCCAAGGCGACACCAGGAACTGTTACATCATCTGTTTCGCCAGCACCATCAACTAATGAGCCAGCATTCAAAGTACAAACAACTGACCAAGTATCAGAGAACAAACCCCGAAAACTGTCGTTGCCACGGCGGGTAACTACTGCTGAAGCGGTTGCCATTTTGATTTCTCCTAATTAGGTTAAAAAAGTCCCCCCACCACTAGGGCAGGGGGCGCAACTGCAATTAGGCGGGAACCAAAAGTGCAAACATAGATGCAGATTTGGCTGCACTTACGCTTGCGGCTGAACGCAGAATCTGCACGCCATACAAGGTGTCAGAGGTAAACAGAGTAGCTAAATACTCTTGTTTGTACTGAACTTGTGAGCGAACAGCAACTTGCTCAACCAGAACCACTGCATCACGATGACCCATGATACAAACCCGTGCAGCATTAGTGCCTGATGCAGTGTCGCAATTGCTTGAGACAAACACAGGGATGCCATACAAATTACCGATCTCACCAGTGCGAATGGTACTGTTAGTACCGCCCACAAAGGCTTGTTCAGTGTAACGAGCCAAACCCATCAGGGTGTTGCGACTTGATGGAGGAATCAAGAAGAAACGCTGATCCATTGGGGTATCGGTGTCATCCAAACGCTGAATAGTGCGGCGAATAGCGGCATCGGTCAGTGCTGACTCATTGTTGCTTGCGGCAACATAAGCAGTTGTACCATCACCACCAATGAACGCACCAGTTGCGTAAGCATTAGTACCAGCACCACCATTGGTAGAACGACCCAACTGAACCAAGTCGGTATCAACTTGTTTAGCCAGGGCATAACCAGCGTCAGAGGTGTAGAAGTTACGCAAGCTGTTTAGGGCTTGGGCCTCGACAATATCCTCAATCAAGCGGCTATATTCATAGTGCTTGTTGATCGACACGGTTACTTCAGACTCAGTAGCTGCAATCAAAGTGACTGCGGCTTCTGCGGCCTTGGCAGATGCTGAACCACGGGTAGGTGCGGGGATATGAATCGTATCGCCCTTCTTACCTTTGAAGTTCATCTTCATAACGAGGTTAGCAAGAACCAAGTTTTTCTTGTAAGCCGCAACAATCTCATCACTCCAAATGTCTGGAATGAATTTGTCTGCTGTGGTCGTAGTAACTGAGTTACTGGGGGAAAATGCTGTTGCCATGTTGTTTCTCCTAAGAAACGAAAGTTAAGTTACTTAACCCGTCCATCTGCGTATGCTTGCATGATTTCACCACTCAAAGCATCGTATCTGTCAGGTTCTGTCATCTTCAGCCGAATCAGGTCAGCCCGTCTGTAAACCCTCTTTGAACTCTCACCAGTTCCACCAACATCCACTTGTGCGGCCTTCATGCTCTGCTTCCTGGCGGTTTCACCCGCTTGTTCAGTCTGCTTTGACTTGACACCACGCAACTGCTTGTAAGTAGACAGCAACTCATTGGCACTATCGTAATCGAACTCACCATCTGCTTTTGCATACAGACCAAGGCGAACAGGCGAGGATTTCACCCAATTCACAAAGTCCTGATCTTGAGCAATCTGACTGTAGTCAGGATGCTCTTGCGTTAGCTTCTGCTGAATCTGCATCCTTTTGAAATCCACACCCGCTTGACGGGCTGCGAGAACATCAGGATGATTATCAATAGTCTTTTGAACTGCCTTCTGTGGATTTTCAAAGAAATCTACCTCTGGCTCTTCCTCTTTAATAGTCTGTTGCTTTGAACTGAGGTTCTGCTTTATGAGTTCGTCAGCGAGTTTCCTTACCTCTCCCACTTCTTGCGCTTGCTTGCCAATCAACTTCTCAGCTTCTTGGTGCATCCGAACAATGTCTTCTAGACTTTTATCCCTGTATTTATCAGGGAGTCCAGGACTTGCTGGCGCAATGGTGTTAGATAGCTTGGATTCTTCAGCTTCCAACTCACTCTTCATCTCAGGTTCTTGGTCAATCAACATATTATCCCTTTTTCCTGCCGTTTCGGTTATAGGAGAATCAACTCGGCGTTTATGCTTGTGAGTTGTGCTTTTGCTCCCACTTCAACTGATCTAGGTGTTTTTTCTCGAACCTTCCATGCTCTGATGGGAAAGAACCAGACCACCCTTCTAGTTTGAAGTTTGGAGCAGAAAGAATGCGGTTGGCTGTTTCACCACATTCACACCTAAAACTGATCGACTCATAATCAGTCAGTCTTTCGGTTTTATGCCCGTTTGCACAGGCAAAATCAAACATTCTT